GTAGCTAGGTTAGCAGAACCAATAGTAGCTCCGTTTATTGTTGGTGTTGTTAATGTCTTGTTTGTAAGTGTAGCTGTAGAAGATGCTGAAACTAAACGAGCATTGCCACCAGTGCTAGGTAGAGTTAAAACATTTGATGCACTCTCTGAGTGAGGAGCAGCAATTATTGTTTGTCCATGCGAGTTGGCTTCACAGTTAAGCTGTATTGCACCTTGATTATCGTTTCCTTTTACAACAACTTTACCTGTTCCATTTGGAGCTAACTCTAAGTTTGCGTTAGATGTAGTGACAATATCGTTGCCATTCATGTCCAAGTTGCCCCCCAACTGAGGGCTAGTATCGTTTACTACGTCAACACCTGTAAGACCTGCACCACTACCACTAAAAGCTGTGGCTGTTACTGTACCTCCTATAGCAACATTGTTACTGCCATCTTCAACAACTATCTTACTTGCAGGCACTGTGATAAATACATCTTTAGTTCCTGCACCAAAATCAACAAGGTTGTTGCTGTTAGAACTTGCTATTACAGATCGTGCTAGTGTGGTTCCAGAGGCTGTAAATGTTCCTAGACCAACCTCAAAAGCACCATTGGTATTATCAACAATAGCATAATAGGTGGTATCAGAATTAGATAGATTAGCAGTAAAAGTTTCAAAGTTAGTGACTGCACCACCCAAGGTGATCGTGCCTGTTCCTGTTGTCGTTGTCGTTTCACGAACTCTATCTGCTATTACAAATGCCATTAAGCTATCCTTATTATCGCATTACTTGCATCAGCCGTTGGGAATACAACGGTAAAATCACCTGAAGATGCCGACTTATCGGCTCCAAAGTCTAAAACACATACAGATGTATCGCCAGTAGTGTCTTCATTAAATATTAACGCCCCTCTAGCTGTTAGTGTTACATTGCTAAAGGTTAGATCAGAGAAGTCTGTAAGAGCCGTTGTGCCTGATGTGCTAGGGTCTACTCTTGTTAAGGTTCCACCTTTTGCTGTGTAATTTGTTCCTGATACCTCATTACTTGTAGTGTAGGCTGTGGTGGATGCGTCTAGACTCGCACTTGATGTATACAAGGCTAATTTAAAAGTATCACCTCCACTATTTAAAAAATTGTGCTTTGCCTCTAATAGTTCTTTCTTGAAAGACGTACACATTGCCTGTGATATAGCCATTATAGTCTCCTTATATGTTCTGCAAGCTGTTCTTGACCTGCATCTTTAATAGCATTGTAAATAGTTGTTCTGTCTGATTTTATAGCTTCTTTCATATAAAACGCTATAACTTTTTCTAGATGCTCTTTGAAAGCTCTTGCTTGCTCTCTAATCTCTGGAGATGCCGTATCACTTACCTCTACTATTTTATCAGAACATCTCTTAGCTATCTCCTCTGGTGTAAACCCTCTGTTTTCTGTTGTGTGTACATTAACTATAGGTGTTTTGGGTAGTTCCATTAACATTACATTATCCTTGGTTCACCGTTTCTATAACTGTCTCTTTTGTTTCTGCCATCAGCTAACTGCCGTAATCCCTCTAGTGCCTCATCATATCGTGTTTTATAAAAGGTTATTATATCAGCCTCACCCTTCATAAAAGTATATGCCTCTAACAAACTTCCATATAACAATGTGGACTCTGCATTATCACCTAACCAAGATGTGGATGATGCAACTATGGATTGTGGATCATAATAGTAGTGTAGTTGTACTGTATAGGTAGAATCTGGCGTAGGAGCCAATAAAAAGTTATCTCCATCAAACTGGGAGTAGTAAAGAGGCAATCCTGTGGTTCCTGTTGCAGGGTATGCCTCTCTAATAAAATTTACGTCTTTTGGTAAAAGAAATGAATAATTACTACTGCCATCAACTACAGCAATCGAAAAAACAGCCAAGAAGTCTGTTGGTTTTGCTAGAAACCTGTTACTTGTAGTCAGGGATGTTGTTACATTCTTTCTAAGCTCTGGGATAAGAATAGATCGGTATATTCTTTCCTCTGCTTGCCTGACGAAGTTAGGAATATTATTAACAAAAGTAGTTTCGGTGTTATCTGTATATTCCTTGATTGCATTTGTTAATTCTGTATAATTCATTTCTTGCTCTTTTTGGGTGCGTATAGATTATCAAAAATCTGGTTTACATCCAAGACATAATCTAAATCAGACTTCGAGTAATGTATATGCTGTGATGGTAAGAAGTCAGGTGGGCCTTCACCTGTTTCAAACCATGCAGGATGTGTAACACGAACTCTGTTATTTGGAAGAGCAACTATATTTCCTGTCCATTTACCTGCATCCAATAACTCCAAAACATGACTTTGTTTATGTTGAGCAGGATCATCAGCTATTTCATTCTCTGCATAATCAACAGTAAAATAATATTTAGCAGGATAAAACTCCCCACCTATTTTAGCCAACCAAGGGCATGGTGTAGCTCTGTCCAAAACATAAACTGCGTGGGTGTGGGAGGAACAATCCCACGGTTGTGCGTAATGGACAGGTAGTGGCTCTGCCCATTCGTCTACTGGAGTATCAGCGACAAGACCAGTTATAGGCATTCTTGCCCACATTGCTCCACCATGCACATTAGGCTCATCGGTGTCATCAGTCTCGCATCCTGTAAATATGACTTGAAAACTGAGACACCTGTTTGGCATTGTTGTCACGGCAATCGCCATAGCATGAAGGAACTCCCCATGATACTTCTGATGATTATGGGTATACTCCCTCCGTACCCAACACTTGAAGTGTGGGATGTTACTTTGAAGATAGGGCATATTTTATACTTTAGTTAACTTGTATCCCTTGGCTTTAGCAGCAGAGCGTATTTTAGCTAAAGTCATAGCTCCTCCTTTTGCCATACCCTTTTTCTTCATTACGCCTCCTTTAGCCATGCCCTTCTTTTTCATAGCCATAGCTCCACCACGAGCCATACCTTTTTTCTTCATAGCACCACCCTTAGCGTAACCTTTTTTCTTCATAGCTCCACCACGAGCCATTCCCTTTTTTTTCATGGCTCCACCTCTAGCCATGCCTTTTTTATTTCTTTTCATCGGCATATCTTATCTCCTTAACTTGTTGTTACCGTGACAACGCCAACCAGACCAAAAACTGGCGATATTTTTAGATCGAAGTCGTCAAACTGAGCAACACCAACAGATAGCCGTAAAGGCTCTGTTCGGTCTGGTCTTGCATCAATTATGGACTGAGGATCGTCACTCTTTATCTGACCAACAAAGTTCTGTGGATGATCTTTATCTGCCACATCTCTCCCTACCCTCAAACCATTCCTTTTACCATTGGTAAATTCGTAAACAAGGTCTTCTATGGGATATCTAAAACCTGTTCTATCGCATATTCCAAAGGCGTATTTTCCTCTAGCGTAAGACATCAGGCACTCGTAAAAAACGTATTATACGGAACAAACTTAATTGATGCTGTTTCCGTATCTTCACCTGCTGCCAACTCAAACTGAAACTCGTACTCTTGTTTTAATGCACCAACTCTATCTGCCACTTCTGGTCTTTTCATAGCTATATAATAAGCTAAACCTGAAACAAGACATGGTACAAATCTTGGTGGTATAAGGCTTGTTGTCGTTCCTGTTATACCAGTTGATATGCTATCAATACCCTTTAACCTAAAAAAGGCTAACGTATAGGTTGTATCTGGAACTGGATGCAAGGTAACTGTCGTAGACCCTGCTAGTCTTTGTACAAATATCTGTGTTGGCTTTCCCTGTGTGTTCTTATTTGATTTTTGGGCAAACGTAGAAACACTTATTCTATTTACATTTGTATCAAGTTGTGACGTACCTGTTCCTGTGCGTATGGTATGTTCTATGACATCAATAGTATCAGATGGCATAGTATATGTGGCTGTTCCTGCCGATAAAGATAGTGTTCCAGATTCTATGGTAAATAGGTTTATACCTCTATTTTGCCACTCCAATGTTAGTATGTTTAGACTTCTTCTAATTGTTTTAAGATCATATCCAGAACGCATTTCAAGACCTGCTCTTTCAAAAGCCTCTTCAAATAAATCTGGTAAGTCTGGTGTTACGACTGCCATTGAAGTCTCCAATCTATTATATTTATAATATTATTCCTCATTCTTTTCAATCACTAATGGTTTACAGTAGGCTGAGTAGGCGTTTCTTGTTTGTCTTTCATTGTAAAAGTTTATCTTATTGGCATACCAACTACACTTATCAATGCTCCCATATTGTAAAGATTCATCGTAAATTTGTGTTCCCTCTAGAATTACTAATGCAAATACAAGTGTCTTCATTTTTTAAAACTATCATTTAGGCTATCTAAAACTTGATCGATATTAGGAGGCTTACCATGCGGGTCATAACGACAACGGTACTCATTTGGGCAGGTTCCCTCAACCACTAGGGTATATGTATCGTTTGCACCTTTATAAAGGCATACTTGCTGTCCGTTTTTAGCCATAACTCTTTTATATCTCCTACAAGTTATGTATTTTGGGTCTTCTCTAACCCCTCGTCTAATCTCCTGTTCCCATGTCCAATCACTAAACTTCTTTAAAAAACAGGTGAAGCATTGCTTGATATTCTCTGATTGTGCCACATAAATAATAACTCCGTCGGTGCAAACCCACTCAAATGTTTCTTGTCCTCCATCTTTACGGACACATTTATCCCTAGTCCGATAACCACCATCCTCTGTCGAAACCCATAAGGGTGTAGACGAAAAGACCAAGAAGACCAATGCCAATACTAAGAACAATGGTAAGTGCCACAATGCCGATAACCTTTTCCCTAAATATTTTCTTGTCATATATTTCTTTCTGCCTTCGCTTTCGTATCTGACCTTCCATTCGTAGTAACTCATCCCAGGCAGCAGTGCCATGCGATAGCTTTATATACTGTTGCAGCTCGTAGCGTTGTTCCTCTAATCTCTTTTTCGCTGCGAAGGCTTCGATGGCTTCTTGCTCGACAGTTCCTCCTCCAAAGACCTTACGAAACATGGTAGGGTTCTTGGCAGATTTGTGAGCTGCATCCACATCGCTAACAGCACCCATCCAGCGAGATAGATCCTGTGTCATGGATTCAAGATCACGACCTGCCTGAAACGCCCTCTTAATCCCAGAGAATGCCGTGCTTGCCGTAGCGACAGCAGCCGAAATAGTTACTGGATCGAACACGTTAGTATGTTTTACGCATCTTCAGAATGATTGTGTATGTATCAGCACTAGAGTGACCCACAGTGGTAAAATCAATATCACCTGTCTTTCCAGACCCTGCGTTATTTAATAAACCACCAAATTCACTATAGTCATGATGACCACTCTGATTTTCACCTAACTCTATTATAAAAGCATCAGATGTTGCATCGAAAAACAACCTAACCTTCATGCCTATGCACTGCCACCAAATCTTTTCAATGGCGACACTTGTACAGGTATCGCCTTTGATATTTGTGTTCAATGCACTGACATCGACCTTCTTAACAGCCGATTCGCCTGTGCCATCAGAAATATTAGTAAATTTCATAATGACATACTTATCGCCATCAAAAATGGTTTGTGATGTTACTGCATCAGCCATGTTATCCCCCTATTACTGGTCAGCAAAAGCAGGTGCGTCTTCAGAGACTACATTGCCCCAAATATAGTAATTTGTTGTATCTTTACCTACTATATTTATTTCCATGCTACCAAAGTCAGTTAATGTTAACTTTGAGTTAGAACTACCGTTTGCATAAACACCAACATTATCTGCGTTGGTATCTAAATGCTGAACATTTCCTAAAAAGAAGTTAGCATTACCAGGGGTAATAATAATAAGATTTTGTGCCTCTTCTGCTGCTCCTGCATAGATAAATTTAAACGTAGCTCCTGCAACTGGGGCAGGCAAGGTTATCGTTCTATCTGATGTTATAGCAGGTATAGCAAGAACTCTTCCACTGTGCGTTGCATTATCAAGTGTTTTATCCTCGTCACCTAATGCAACTGGTGCATCACCCATAGTAATAACTTCTGTGATTGTACCTGAAGTGGCATTTTTACTGATTGTTTTAATTGTACTTTCAGACCTGACTGGCCCTGTAAAAGTTGTGTTGCCCATGATTATCTCCTTGTCTTGGCAAATGTCAGCTTACGCTGTCAAGGTGAAATTAAAAGGGGGCGATTTCTCGCCCCCAAGGTTTACTAGCTTACGCGGCTCCTGTTGTGCCGAAGATTCCAAGAGGATCAGATACACCGAAAGAATATCTCTCTCTCGCCTTGTATCTTACGTTTCCTGTATTGAAATCACCGTCCATACCAGTAGCCATAGGAGTTCTAACGAAATGCTTCATTCCGTTAGGAACATCTGTGATTAAGAAGAAAGCGTCACTATCTGTTAGATAATGGTTAACTCTAAAGCCCTCTGGGATAGACCCATTAGCCTTGATAGCGTTAACATCATTATCGGCAGTTCCTGTTCTGAAGTCTGTTTGCAACAGTCTTGTCGCTGTAAACATCAGTGCAGGTGGAACGATTAATCTTCTTGGTCTTGCTGCAATCAACAGTCCTCTTTCATCTACGAACGCTGCAATATCAATAACTGCTTGCTCAAGAGATGTTTCATTGAGGTCTGAAGCTGTTGACAGTTGGTTTCTATTGTTGCCACCTGCCACCGTTGGGTGGGAGGAACTAAATAGAAATGCACCATCACCAGATGTGAAAGTATCAAAACCAGTGTTTAGAAGAGATGCTGCCTTGGTTTGCTTTGTGTAAGCCATACCTCTAGCAAGAGCCTTTGTATAACGTGCTGATAGGCTGTCATACAAATTGTCTTCCATAGCTTCCTCTGTAATAGAGAAACCCATAGCCACTGTCTCATGGTTGTAACGAGAAGTGAATGACTCTTGTGCAGTATCGTATGAAATGGACGCACCTTCCTGTTTAACAGGAGCTGCACCAAACCCACTGAGCTTTACTTCTTCTTCGAAACTTCTGTCAGAGTTTTCTGTTTCGTAAATATCAGCGTGTTCATTTTCATAGTTCTCATACTCTAGTCCGAACAATGCGTTAAGACCAGGTAGTAGCTCTTTTAAGAGCTGCGCTCTACTTATTGTTGCCATGATTAACCACCTCCTGGTGCTGCGCCAGACACTACGCCTATGCCTAATTGATGCCCTGTGTTGAATTTACAAAGCATGATAGGAAAGTTTGATCCTCTTTCGTCACCATCGTGACCTCCAAGAAAATCAACTATTCTCACAGGAAGTGAAGCTGTCGTGTTTGTTGTGCTAATATCTAAACTAACACGAGATATTCCAAGCGTAGCATTTGATGCTGTTTGCTCTAACTCTACGTTAGCACCAAGATCATCATCATTTACTGTGCCATCTGCTTGCACTGCAAACAGAATATTTGGATCATCTGCGACATACGCCATACCCTCAGTGTGAGCTGCGCCTGACCATTGTTGTGAAAATGTAAGCTGTTTAGTGCTTACATCGATGAAACGACATCCTAGAAAAATACCGATAGGTGTACACGCACTTGTTCCTGTATCTTTCTGGATGGTAGTGGTGGAGCCACCGTCAGTTAGCTTGACGATATCTCCATAACATATCCTTGTGGACTCAGATGATAGGATAGGATACTGACGAAAACCACCAGTGTATTCGCCACCCAATGTTCCCATAGGTCTTAATCCAAAAGGAGAAGATACGCTAGACATTTGTCTACCTCCATTAAGTTGTTCGAGTGCTTCGCTCTGGTCTTAGAACTGGCATTCGAGGGTCATTGTTACGCAAGTAAGAATTATCCACAGATTCCATTTGCCTTTGAGCCATTTCCTTGTGGGCTTGCTTACGAGCTTCTATGGTTTCGGTAGCTATACTACAAAGTAGCATACCACCAACCTCAACATTGTCTTTCCATCGTGAATCGATGTCAGACATAACGTGTAACTCAGGATGGTCTTTGGCTAAGACAGGTGTCCAACCTTCACGAAACTTTGCAGATACATTAGGGGTATCTGGTTGACCCATGATCGCTGTTCGTATCCAACGAAACTTCACCCCTTCACGAGGTGTAGGTGTTGGCAACAATGTAGGTCTTACCCATGATTTCTTGCGAAATTCCATTTCTCTTGTTTCGGTGTCTCTTGGTTCTCTATTAGCCATTTCCTTGATCCTTCATTAGTTGCGCTGCATATTGCTCTTTTGTGAGTCCCAAACGATTAGCGAGGTTCACTTGGGTTGAGGTCAGTCGCACAGTGCGTGGTTTTTTTGCACTCCGTTTAGTGGGGGCAACCACGATGCCAGTTTGACTTTGTTGCGTTTCCTCATCTTCATTAACATCGTCAAACTTGTCTGGAAAAACTTTTCGCATTTCCCTATCTATCTCTTTATAATACTCTTCGCTGTCTCCGACAACACCTTTTTTTACCAACTCTTCATGAACACCAAAGGCATACGAGGTCATTCGGCTATCTTTATTGAACCATGTGTTCTCATTTGCCCAGTCCAAGGCTCTCTGACTCACCTGTGGTTTCTGGGGTTGCTGAGGTATTGGTGTCTCTTGTTTTTTAGGTTGTTGTGGCTTTGGTGGCACATAGCTATCAACACGTTGTTTTTCGCTTTGTATCCTTGCCAACTCAGAGGATGCCTCAACTAGCTTGTCTGGATCACCTGATTCGTAAGCTTCTTTGTAATCCTTTTTAGCCTTTTCTAGCTCTGCATCCACTCTGCCTTTAGCCTGATTTATTAAAACACTCTCGCCATCAGACAGGCTTTTACGCAGTTCCTCGTTTTCTTTTTGAAGTTTTTTGGCATAGTTTAGTGCTTCTTCTTGTAGACGAGATGCTTCTTCTTTAGCTCTACGCTCTTCGTGATAGTCGTATTTTAGAGCCTTTATACGCTTCTGCACCTTCTCACTATAGTTTTTAGCTTCATCGTCATCATCCTCAACCTGAGTAGTTGCACTTTCGTTTCTTTTTGGAACCCTATCTTCTTCAGGTCTGTCGTCAACAATCTCCACCTCAAATGGTGCATCGTCTTTTTTAGGTGTTTGAATTGGCTTTTCATTGCCAAAGTCTAAGTCCTGTTGAACTTCTTGCTCTTCTACTATTTTTTCTGCTGTATCACTCATATTCTTTTATATCCTCTTGGGTCATCAACTACGGCTTCAACGGTGTCATCGTTGATTAATCTAAATTCTTCATTATGAATTTTAAATCGAGTGCCAGAGTAAGATCGGAATATTACAAAGTCACCCTCTTTACACCACGCTCCATTAGGAAACTTTTTTTCGTCCTTATAAGCGTCATCTCCCATTTTTACAACAAAACCTATGATTGATGCTATACCTTCGGCATCTCGTAAAGCATCAGGCATATACACACCACCTTCGGTTTTCTCATCTACTTGTACTGGGGATATTAGGAGTTTGTAGCCCTTTGGTTTGGGCATTTGAGAAGCAACTTTTTCGTCACTCTCCTTTTTTACAGTTGAATACATTTTTACCTCATGCAGTGATTTAGGCTCACAGTTGCCTTGCGTTTAAATACGTTGGGATTATTTAATCCTCAATGGCTTTTTTTTGCAAGTCTAAAATTTCTTGCTCTATTTTTACCAATCCCCTGTATTCACCGACCATTGATGTGTATTCATCAAAGGTTTTTACACCTCCCATGCATAAATGTTCCTGTATTTGGGTCTTTTGATCACTGATTCGTTTTAAAATCAGTCCATAATCGTCATTCATCAGAGGCTAAATCCCTTGCAAGGTTTAATCCTATGTCTACACCGTCCTTTATAGCCTTTTTCTGTGATTTATCAGCCTCTGTAGCTACCTGAATGCCTAGTTTAGCACCCTGTATCTTCTCATTTGACTTAGTTTTCTGCACATCGGTCTGTAATTTTGCAATATCCATCTGTTTTTTATGCTCAAACTCAGCTTCTTTTAGAGCTATTTCTTTTTGCTGTATAATTGTCAGTGGGTCTTGCTGTTTTTTCATGGCTTCAGCCTGAGCCATCTCTGCCTGACCCTTTTTCAACACTTTAGCTGCAGCTTCTGCCGTTAATTTAGACAATTCTTCTTCTACATCCTCTGGTAAAGGCTTTTCTTCGTCTGGCATTTCCACACCTAACTGCTTTTCTATCTCTTTTCTATACTGGAACGCAACGTGTTCGGTAATGTGAGCTGCCAAGGCATTCTGGATAGCAGACGCAAATGGCGATTGACCAATGATTTGCTGTATCTTTGGATCTTGAGCAGCAGCAGTATGTACAGCAATGTGCGCTTCATGGTCTTGGTACTTGAACGCCTTGACAGGTTCTTGCTTCATGATCGCCATGTTTTCTGTTACTGGATCATTCGGCTTTATATCGTCTGGTAGTTTGATAATATCGGCTGCATCTTTTATTCCTAACACCTCTAGCATCTGTCGATGCAGTTTACCCATATCGTATAGCTGTGGTGCTTGTTGGGCTAACTGTAGGGCTGCCTGATATTGTGTTACCCTTTGTGCCATTGTAGAGGCATTTGGATCAGACACTGGGATTACATCCACTCGTCCGTCAAAATCCTCTGTTCTTGAGAAGTCACCTTCCATTTCGTAGGCGTACTCTGGAGGCATAAAGTCATGGATACACTTGGCTAATATACGAAGTTCTTTTTTTAAAGAGGCGTGTAATCGTGCTTGCACCCCAGACATAACCTTCATGGATCGCTCTAACAAGGCTAGTGTTGTACCTACAGGAGCTTGTGGGTTCATGTTCCCCACTTGCACATCAGCTACCGACCCAATTCGTCTTCCCTCTTCGACAATATTTCCCAACAACTGGTATAATACTGAGGATGGTTCTTTATAAGGTATAAACGTAATGGAATCTCGTATCGCACCACCAGGGACATCGACATCCCTGAACTCACCAGGCATGAGAGGCGAATCATCCCCTTTAATCCTAAGACCACGAGCTTTAAGACCAGCAGGTAAATTCGATAACGTACCTGCATCAATAAGCTGACGCAGTATGGACGTTGCCGATTTAGCCAACCCACCAATAAGATGAATAAGTCCTGTACCATAAAAGCCAAGGCTAGGAAGATATCTATAATGAATAAAATGCTGTCGCTTACTTTTCTTTTTATCATTCTCATACCAGTTTTTTCTGATCGATAGTATTGTTCTTGATGACTTATCTATTGTAACAACATACGGTCTAGCTAGTCCATCGCTATCGTCAAATGGCTCTGGCATATCAACATCAACGTGCATCTCAAGGATGGTGTATCTCTCATCGTCTTCGTAAACGTGTTCAGCCCCATCCATCTCATCATATTTTTCCTGTATTTCAGAATCATCTTGCTCTGGGTCTGATAGCTCAACCTCACGGTAAAAACCATTCACCATGAGTTCTTTGATTTCATTCTCTGTCTTTTTCATAATGTGGGTGTACCGTGGGCAAGACATAAGATCACTTGCACCATAAGAAACTACAAAATCTTCGGCAGGGACAAACATAGAGCATGGTCTTTCCATAATAGGATCGTAATACACCTTCTTGAAAGCAGAGCCTGCTAGGGGTAGGCGAAAAAGCATTTGCTCCATTTCATCACGATACTCCGTCATGTCTTCTGTCAGAAGATAATTCATTTCATCCTCAACACGTTGCGACTGTGCTGTTTTTTCTTTTGTGTTTTTACCAACTATCTTTGTGCGTACAGGGCCACTAGGTGGGAATATCTCTCCCATTGCCTGTGCCTGAAAACGTACAACAGCTTCTGTTAGAAGTGGGTGGAATACACCTGATGCACCTTGCCACGGCTGAGATCGCTCTTCAATCTTCATGCCCAACAAGTCAAGACCTTTTATGTAAGACCGTGACCACTCCTTTCGTGATGTTCTATCGCTCTCAAAGTCATCGATAAGATCAGAGGCCATCTTCTCAAGATCACCATCTTCAAGAAACTCAGCTAGGTTTGAGTTATGATCAGGGCCAACCATTTCTTCTGTGACATCACCTTCAAAGTCAACGA